AAGAAAGCAGAAGCAACTAGAAAGTGGATTAAAAATGATTCTGGATGGGATAAAGAAGAAATTAAAATTATTCTAGCAAATCCAGACTGGGCATTTAGCAGTACATCTGCATTCTTTATATATTCTAAGATTGGATACATTGCAGAAAGCACAATGGCTTACACTCTTAAAAGAAAAGAAGAGTGGCTTAAACGTGGTGTTGAATGTTTAAAAGAAAAAGAAGAAAAAGAAGAAGCAAAAGCCGCCAAGCCAGTCGTTAGTATTCAAGACAGAATGAAAGAGCAATGCTCTCCTTTGATGGCAGAGTGGGAACATTATATTGATCAATTAGTTGACGGCAATTTTGATGTTAAATCGTTTGATCCTTATAACGAAATGAGGGCATACAATGTTGCTAAAATTAAGCCAGCACACGCAAAAGTGATTAAAGAAGAATTTGATGCACAGTATCAAGAAGCATTAGAAGTGTTAGAATGGAAAGACGAAGATATCAAAGAAGCATATCAAAACTTTACACCTAAGATGAGAAAAGATTTTGTAGCATTTTATGAAAAAATTAATACTGCATGTGATACGTTAATTCAAACGGGCAAAGCAACACGCAAACCTCGTAAACCTAAAGCAGTTAGCAAAGAAAAAATGGTTGCTAAGTTGAAATTCCAAGTAAACGATCCTGCATTAGGTATTGCAAGTATAGATCCTACAGAAGTTGCACATGCTAACGAACTTTGGGTATACAATACCAAGACTAGAAAATTAGGTGTGTATCATGCACAAAACAAAGACCCACGCAACATGGGTAGAGATGGCTTAACAGTTAAAGGCACAACTATAAAAGCATTCGACGAAGACCTAAGTATGCAAAAAACACTTAGAAAACCAGCAGAACAATTACAAAATTTCAAGGGAAATGCAAAAACTAAGTATCAAAAAGCATTTGATGAAATCAAAACAACAGATACTAAATTAAACGGACGATTTAATGACAACACTATCATTCTTAAAGCCTTTTAAGGCAAAAGTAGATAAATAGTAGTATGGCAGATCAAATCGGATACAATAGTCGCGAAGACTTAATCAAGGAAATTCAACTACGTTTAGCAGACGGTATAGTTGATGTGGAACTCGATCGTGAACATTATGACGTTGCAATTAAAAAGGCTATTGCAAAATATCGTCAGTTGAGTTCTGGTTCAGTAGAAGAAAGTTTGATCTTTATTCAAACACAGGATGGTGTTACTGAGTACACATTACCAGACGAAGTAATGGAAGTACGCAGATTATACAGAAGAGGTATTGGTACTAACAGCGGTGGCGGTACTAACTTTGATCCATTTGATGTTGCATTTAATAATATGTATATGCTACAAGCAGGCCAAATAGGTGGACTTGCTGTATTTGATGCATTTGCACAATACAAAGAAGTAATTGGTCGTGTGTTTGGTAGTGAATACAACTTTATATGGAATCGTAATACAAAAATTCTCAAAATACTTAGAAGTGTAAGACATGAAGAAGAAGTTGCAGTAGGCGTATATAATTATATACCAGAAAGCATTTTGTTAAAAGATGTTTATGCAAGTGATTGGTTATCTGCATACGCACTTGCCCAAAGTAAGTATATGTTAGGCGAAGCAAGAAGTAAGTATACAAGTGGACTGCCAGGAGCCGGTGGCGCAATACAGTTAAACGGTACAGAATTAAAAGCAGAAGCACAACAAGAATTAGAGAAACTAAACGAACAAGTACACTTAATGGAAGAAGGAAACGATCCGCTAGGATTTGTAATAGGTTAATGAAGTTAATAGGCATTGTAGGATTTATAGGATCAGGAAAAGACACAGTAGCAAAAGAATTCTGTAAACTAGGATGCGTACAAGACAGTTTTGCCGCTCCATTAAAAGATGTTTGTAGTGCAATATTTGGTTGGGACTGAGAAGCAATAGAAGGCGAAACAGTAGAAAGCAGAGAATTTAGAGAAACTGCTGACCTATATTGGACAAGAAAGACAGGCATAGATAACTTTACTCCAAGACTAGCATTACAATTAATGGGTACGGATGTAATGCGTAATCATTTTCATGAAGATATTTGGATCGATAGTTTAGAATATAGACTTAGAGCCAAAGCAGAAAAAAGATGTGTAGTGGTTAGTGATGCAAGATTTACAAATGAGCTAGATCTTATTAGAAAATTAGGCGGGCACATTATATGGGTACAAAGAGGCGAACTACCGCAATGGTATGAAACAGCAAAAACAGCCTCTAAAAATGCTATTGATAGAAAAATTATGGAAACACGTTATAGAGATGTTCATGAAAGTGAATGGAACTGGGCTGGTTATCCAGTAGATTATATTATTAAAAATAACAGTACACTAGAAGATCTCTACAAGGATGTAAATGACATACATCAAGAAATATTCCAATCGGCACTTAAAATAGTAAAATAGCATAATATCGGCTAATATCGGCCAATTTCCTAAAAACGTTAAAATATGCGAAAAGTGATAAATAAATGCATACGACATTTCGTATCTTAATATATTAGGAGATAAACATGGCGACATTAGTAAGTCCTGGTGTTAGCATAAGTGTTTCAGATGAAAGTTTTTACGCCCCAGCGGGAGCGGGTACAGTACCTTTAATCGTTATTGCAACGGCTCAAGATAAAACTGCACCAGACGGAACATCTACAGCGGCTTATACTACATCGGCAAAAGCAGGACAACTTTATCAGATCTCAAGTCAGAGAGAGTTGTTACAAAACTATGGTAATCCAGTATTTAAAGTTAGTTCAGGTACACCATTACACGGTGATGAACTTAACGAATACGGATTAATGGCCGCATACAGTTTCTTAGGAATTTCCAATAGAGCATACGTTTTAAGAGCAGACATCGATTTAGATGCTCTTGAGGCATCAGCAAGTGCTCCTTCAGGTGCGCCTGCAAGTGGTACATATTGGTTAGATCCAGACACAACTGTATGGGGTATGAAAAAATATAATGCTACAACAGGTAAGTGGGTATCAGAATCTGCAAACGTATTAGTTGCTTTATCAAGCGACCTACAAGCAAATGGTACACCTAAATCATCCTTTGGTAAAGATGATGAAATCTGTGTAAGATACTTTGACCAAGACGGTACAGAAGCATCAAGCATTAAATTCTACCAGAAAAACAGCGGTACATGGTACCACATCGGATCAAGTGCATGGCAGTCAGCAACAAGCAAAGACTTCCAAACAGCAATCCACACTAAAATACCAACAGCAAGAAGCAATGGTGCTACAAGAGTAGACGGTGATTTATTCTTACAATTAAATGCACCTAACAATGGTTCTTCAGTTGATTTTTATGCATACGAATCTGCACAATGGAAAGCAGAAAACGTTGTAGTAAGAGACAAGTCAACTATCGCAAGATACAACTACGAAACATTACTTGGTAACTATGCTAAAGGTGATGTTTGGGCTGACGTGGCAGGTGAAACAGAAGATTCTGCAACACCAGAAGCAACAGTTTCATTAAAAGCATACAATGGTAATGCTACAGTATCAGTAGAAAGTTCAGCAGTAGTTGGTGCAGTATCTAATGCTGTAAGCAATGCTACAGCAGTTGCATTTAGTATTAGATCAAACTGTTCAGAACAAGCAGGCTTAATTGATGTATACAGTACAAGTTCTACAGATGGTAACATCTCAGTAGACGATATTGTTACAGATATTCAATCAGCACTTTCAAGTTCTAACGCATCAGTTTCTTATGCTGACGAAATCATTGCATCAAACAACGGCGGTAAAGTTAAATTAATGAACAGCAAAGGTAATGAAATACAACTATTACCTGGCGTAACAGGTTTTTCATTAGGTTCATTTAATCTTTCAGCAGGAAAGTACAACAACTGGGATGATATCTCATATGAAGTACAATCAAGTGCTCCAACAGGTGCAGTTGCAAATGCAAGTCTATGGTACAGTGCAGACATTGGCGAAGACAATGTTGATATCTTAGTAAATAGTGGTTCTGCATGGAACACATACTCAGGTGACTGGCAGACTAAAGCAAGTGAACCTTCAACACAAAGTGGTGGCGGTTCTTTAGTAAACGGCGACCTTTGGATTGATACTGGTGATTTAGAAAACATCAAAATTTACAAGCATG